AATTTTATAAAATGTAAAATATTTTTATATAAATTAGGCACAATGAAAAAATCAATACTAGCTTCTACACCTTTTTTAATTTTAAACAAATGTCTTCTCGTTAATTTAGGAGTAGAGGCTAGTTTAGTTTTATCTGACCTTTTACAAAAAGAACAATATTTTAAAGAAAGCTGTCAAAATAATGATGGCTTTTTTTTTAATGTAACAAATGATATTAGTTGTAGTACCACCCTTTCTTACTATCAAATTAAACAAGCGTTATCTGTGCTTGAAAAGTGGGGCATAATTCAGGTAGTGTTAAAGGGTGTACCAGCTAAAAAACATTTTAAGATAGACCATACTCAGATATTAAATTTTTTAAATACTAGAATTGAAAAAAATGAAGAACTAGATTGTAAAAATTTTAATAACAAGATGTTAAATAATTTTAAAACTATTAATAATAATAAAGAAATAAGAATTAAAAATAATAATGATATACTAGCTAGAGGAATGCTTTTTAGTAAAAGTATAGCTGAAATGGATTTAGATATAGACCAAAATATTATAAAAGATTTTATAGATTATTGGACAGAGGATAATGGAAAAAAAATGAGGTTTGAAATGGAAAAAACTTGGAACACAAATTTAAGGCTTAAACGTTGGGTAAGAAACCAAAAGAATTTTAGTAGAGGAAGTAGTGCAAATAATATGCCTGACTTTTTAGATAGTGCATATTTAAATAGAATTAAAGACGACCAAGCACAAGTAAATAAGTTTTACAAACACTTAGTTGAAAATTGTGGTTACGAAAGGGTAGAAACAGCAACAGGATATATTAGATACAGGAAAAGAGTATGAAAGTATTAGAATTATTTGCAGGTAGTAGAAGCTTTAGCAAGGTTGCTAAAGAAATGGGTATGCAAACATTTACAACAGATATTAAAGATTTTGAGAAAATAGATTTGGTAATAGATATATTAGAATTAGATAATGATTTATTAATGAAAAAATTATTTGAAAAAGGTTTAGATAATATAGATTGTGTTTGGGCAAGTCCACCGTGTACTTATTTTAGTGTAGCAAGTATCGGACATCATTGGCACAAAGACCATACACCTAAAACAGAACAGGCAAAACACGGAGTAAAAATAATTAAAAAAACATTAGACATAATAAATTTTTTAAAACCAGATTATTATTTTATAGAAAACCCAAGAGGAAAATTAAGAAAATTAGATGTAGTTAAAGGAATACCAAGAACTACTGTTACCTATTGTCAATATGGAGATACAAGAATGAAGCCTACAGATATTTGGAGTAATTTTATTTTTAAAGAACAAACATTATTAAGTGATAATAATAAATTACAAGGCTGGAAACCTAGACCAATGTGTAAAAATGGTATGTCATGTCACGAACCAGCACCAAGAGGTTCACAAACAGGTACACAGGGAATAAAAGGAAATTATTTAAGATCAATAGTTCCACAACAATTATGTCAAGAAATTCTAGAAAGTTTATGATGTTTATTACTATAATAAGAAACGGTATAATGTTAGGAGTTAGGCACTTTGAACCCGACGAGATTAGAAGTTATTACGAAATTCATATATACTTAATATTATTTCAAATTAATATATTTATAACAAATAAAATTAATGAAAATGAAAACAGTTAACAGCGTAAGTGGTGGTCAAACATCAGCATATATATCAGCTAAATATCCTGCTGATTATAATATTTTTGCTTTAGTAAGAATTGAAGCAGAAAGAACAATTAAGGATAAAAAAGTAATACAATACATAGAAGATAAAATACAGAAACCTTTTATAGCTACAGCAGAAGATGATATTATAATAAAAACTATGATAGATTTAGAACAGTATATAGGAAAAGAGATAATTTGGGTAGCAGGTGATACTTTTGATGAAGTAATAAAAAACCATAATGGTAATGTACCTAATTTATTTCGTAGGTGGTGTACTGTATTACTAAAATTAGAACCAATGTTTAATTGGTGGCTAAAAAATATTAATGAAGTAGTTGAAATGAGAATTGGTTTTAGGGCTAATGAAACAAGAAGAAAAGACAATCAAACTAAAAGATTAAATAAACAGGGTTATTTAGAATATAAACACATAGTAGGTAAACATAAATCAGGTAGAAATAAATGGGGAATGACAGCTTGGCAAAAACCTAGATACCCTTTAATAGAAGATAATATATATAAAGATAACGTACAGAAATTTTGGTCAGACAAACCAGTAAAGTTTGCACCTATTAATAATTGTGTTGGTTGTTTTCATCAACAGCTAGTATTATTAAGAAAAAGATTTGATTGGTTTCCTGAAAAAATGAAATGGTTTACTGACAAAGAGGGTAATAAAAATTTAATAAAAAAAACAGAAAACAATAAACATCACAAAAATTTATGGAGAGCAGGATATGATAATATACCTTTAAAAAAAGCTTCAAAATTATTTAAACAAACAAGTTTATTTGATATAAACGAAACTGATTTTAATGAATGTGATAGTGGTTATTGTGGACTATAGACAAAAATTATGATTGAAATAAGTAACATAAGTTTAGCAACATTAATATTAGCAGTATTTACATTAGGTATTATGACTGCTTTATATATACAAAGCCAAATAAAATGAAAGAACAAGAATTACATAATAGCATAGTAGCTTTATTAGATTGCTACCCTTTTATTTTATATACATCTACACTAGGTGGTGTGTATTTAGGTAGAGGCAATTATAAACAAAAAGCATTAGTAAAAAGACATTATAAAAAAGGTGTGCCTGATATACTAATATTTGAACCTAATGCAGAGTATAAAGGTTTAATGATAGAGCTTAAAGTAGGATATAATAAACCTAGCATATACCAACAAAAATGGATAGATAATTTAAATGCAAGAGGATATAAAGCAGTAATATGTTACTCTTTAGAAGAATTTGCAGAAGTATTTACAGAATATATTAAAACGATATGAGAAAAAAACACGAAGCACCAAAAAACATTAGAAGAACTGACGAACATTTTAGATACTTTTTATTTGAAGTAGATCGAGGTGTAACAAATGATGTATATATACATAAGGAAACACAAAAAATAGAAAGTGAAGACGAATATATACTAAACAAAATAGATTTTATACAAGACCAATATACACCACAAATGGTAGTAGTAGAAATATCACCTTTAGGTAAATGGGAGTACAATGCTTTAAAACAAACAGGGGTTAATTTATTTACTGAACTTTGGAAAAACTGAACATATATTTAGAAAAAAGTTATAGTAATTTGTTAGATATATCTAAACGTATAACTAGCAATAGACACCCTGACTATGAAGATTTGCTACACGAAACAATATTAGCTTTATACAATTCTGATAAAGAAAAAATAAAATATATAATAGAGCAAAAAAAACTTACATTTTACATAGTAAGAATAATGATGAATCAATACCATAGTAATACAAGTCCTTATCACAAAAAGTACAGAAAGCAATACAACCAAAAACAATTAAAAGATTTTTATATTTATACTAAAGAACCACTAACTAAAGAAAAAATGAAACAGTTAGAGGAGCAGGAGGATAGGTTACAATGGATAGAAGACAAATTAAAACATTTAAGTTGGTTTGACGTAGAGGTGTTTAAAATATATTATAGAGAAAACTATAGTTTAAATACAATGAGTAAAGCGACAAAAATAAATAGAAGTACATTAGGTAAGTCAATAAGGTATATAAAAAACTATTTAAAAGGTCAAAAAAATGATTGAATTTATAAAACACTTATTTGGTTTGTGTGGTGAACCTCATTTAAACATATTCACTATAATGATGAGTACACCAATAATTAGTTACATAATATATAAATTTATAAAGTTATGACAAAAAGTAAAGGACTAGGAGATGACATAGCAAAGTTTACAAAAGCTACTGGTATAGACAAGTTAGCTAAAAAAGTATTAGGAGAAGATTGTGGTTGTGAAGAACGTAGGCAAAAGCTAAACCAAATGTTTCCAAGATTTAAAAACATAAGACAGTTTACACAAGACGAAATAAAGATATATGAAGAAGTAGTACCTAAAATAGAAAAAACACAAACAATAAACAGGGAACAAAAAACTATAGTAAACGCTTTATATAAAGGTGTGTTTGGTAATAATCCTACATGGAAATCTTGTAGTCCTTGTAATAAAGAAATAATGAATAATCTAAAAAAAGTATATGAAAAAAGTTGCAAAATTTAATTTAAACTACAAAAGTTTAGAGCTAACTGTTTTAACTGAAAAAGGTGTTAAAGAAATGATAGATAAAAAAATTGCTAAAGCAATAAAAAAATTAAAAAATGAAAAAAAAAGTATGGTTTGAAAAAATGATGTCAGATGTTGAGGAATTATTATATAAAGATATAAGATATAAATATATGAAGAAGTATGTAAAAATATATATGGACTTTCACGATTATGTTATAGATGATGTTATACTATGTGAGCATTGTTCTAAACAAGCAGTAGATATACATCACATAGACGCTAGGGGTTTAGGTGGTGATCCTAGAGGGCATAGAAACCAAATAGAAAACCTAATAGCCTTATGTAGAAGTTGTCATATAAAAGCAGAAACAAATAAAGACTTTAACAACCAACTAAGAGAATACAATAAACAAAAACATAACGTATAAAATAAATTTAATAAAATGGGCAAAAAAGAACACAACCTAAAGAAAGAAACATTACTACAAGCGTTAGAGAGTAGTTTAGGAATAGTTAGTACAGCTTGTAGTAGGTCAGGTATAAGTAGAAGTAGTTTTTATAAATGGTATAAAGAAGATAAGGAGTTTAGAAAAAAGGTAGATGAGATAGATAACCTAAAACTAGATTTTGTAGAAAGCAAACTATTTAAGAATATAGAAAACGAAAAAGAGAAAAGTATAATATTTTACTTACAACACAAAGGACACAAAAGAGGATATATACAAAGACAGAATATTAACCTAACATCAAACGAAGAAGACATAAAGAAAATAGAAATTGAAATTATTGAATCTAAAGGGAACAGTAGTTCTACAAAAGAATCTTAATGCTAATACAAGAATTGTAGTTAATCAAGGTGGTACAAGAAGCAGTAAGACCTATAGTTTAGCACAACTTATAATACTAAAAGCATTACAATCAAAAGGTAAAGTATATACAATTTGTAGAAAAACATTACCTGCCCTTAAATCTTCTGCGTATAGAGATTTCTTTAATATATTAGAAAGTCACAATTTATACAATCCTGATAATCACAATAAGTCTGAGCTTACATATAAGTTAAACAACAATACAATAGAGTTTATTAGTGTTGACCAACCTGCAAAGGTAAGAGGTCGTAAAAGAAACTATGTTTGGTTAAATGAAGCTAACGAGTTTAGTTTTGAGGATTGGGTACAGCTAACACTAAGAACTACAGAAAAAATATACTTAGACTTTAACCCCTCTGATCCGTACAGTTGGATATATGACAATGTTATAAATAGAGATGATTGTACTTTTATTAAATCAACTTATTTAGACAATCCTTTTTTACCTGATGAAACAATAAAGGAAATAGAAAGGCTAAAACAATTAGATAGTAACTATTGGCAAGTTTATGGAAAGGGTGAAATTGGTAGTATGTCTGAGCAGGTTTTTAGGCAATTTGAACTATGTAACAATATACCAACAGAAGCTAATTTAGTGGCTATAGGTATGGACTTTGGCTATTCTAACGATCCGACAGCTATAGTAGAGGTATATAAGCTAAATGATGATTTATTTATAAATGAATTATTATATAGTAAAGGACTAACAAACCAAGATATAGCAAACAAATTAAGAGAATTAGGAATTACAAGACAGACAGAAATTATAGCAGATAGTGCAGAACCTAAAAGTATAGAAGAAATACATAGACTAGGCTTTAATGTTAAAGGAGCAAAGAAAGGAGCAGATAGCATTAACATGGGTATAGATATTTTAAGAAGATATAAAATACATATAACAAAGAAAAGTACAAACGCAATAAATGAGTTTAAGTATTATAAGTGGCTTGTAGATAAAAATGGTCAAGTAATAAACAAACCTGCTACAAATCAATTAGACCACCTTATAGACGCTGTAAGATATGTTGCATTAAATAAGCTAACTACTAATTATAGTGGTAAGTATTATATATTATGAACAAAAACAACAATTTTATATTTATAACAAATGGCTAGAGAACAAATACAGGTTATAGTACCTACTGATTGGAATGACATTACTATTGCAGAATATCAAAGATATTTACAATTAGCAAAGACAAATAGAAAAACAAAAGATGATGAGATTATTGCTATGTTTTGTAAAGTAAATAAGGAGCTTATAAAAAGTGTAAAGCTAAAAGATAAAAAAGTATTAGTAGAAAAAATAAACAAATTTGTAAATAGCAAAAATGAAAGAGAGTTAGAGAAAAGAATAAAGTTTAAAGGTAAGCAATATGGCTTTTTACCTAACCTTAGTAAAATAACAACAGGTGAGTTTGTAGATATAGAAGAATATGGTAAAGATATAAACGCTAATTTACACAGAATAATGAGTGTATTGTATAGAGAAGTAGATAGAGAAGTAGGAAAGTATTATAGTGTAAAACCTTACGATCCTGATGAGCTTGAAATAGATAAGTTTAAGGACTTACCAATGAGTACAACACTATCTGCGATAGATTTTTTTTTTCGTTTAGGGAAAGACTTATTAGAAGATTTAAACAACTATTCGAGGGTGGTGATGAAGAACAAGGAGATAAAACACTAGCAGGAAAGTGGGGTTGGTATAATATAATATTTAGTTTAGCTAATGAAAATATACTAAACGTAGACAAGGTAACTAAAACAGAGATTGCTTTAGTTTTGACATATTTAAGCTACCAACAAGATAAAGGAAATATAGAAAGAAATAATTATAACAAATATAAATGATAACATATAAAAACATAATAGACGATTTTAATACTATAGCTACTAATCATTTTTTAATAAATTCTTTCCACAGTGGTATGTTAGATGAAGTCGATATAGACAAATTAGACCAATCAGATTTTCCTATTTTATATATAGAACCAGGTAACACTAATATAGATAAAGGTGTACTAACTTATACATTTACTGTGTTTACTATGAATTTAGTAAAAGAAGATTTATCTAATCGTGAGGTTGTTTGGTCTGAAATGTTACAAATAATGCAAGATATAATAGCAGAGTTTAGACAAAATCTGTCAGTACAAACTGCCGACGATCCTGGGAAAAAGTTTAGTTATATACCTAACGAAGTTGTTTTAAATTTACCTATAAGTGCAGAACCATTTACAGTACGGTTTGCTAATATGCTAACAGGTTGGTCAGCTAGTTTTACAATGCAAGTTAATAACCATAATTCACTATGTGACGCACCTATTGAACCTAGTGACGAAGATAGAAATACATAATGGAATTAAAAACAGAAGCATTAGAAGAAGTATTAAGTAGTTTTGGTAGTAAGCTTATAGAAAAAGCTAGAGCTAACCTAAACAAAAAAGATAAAAGAGCAAAGGGTACATTATTTGACCAAATGAGTTATGATATAGAAAAAACTGACACAGGTGTTAAGTTTGTTATGAACTTTGGTAGTGCAGAAGACTATTGGGTATTTGTAGATGAGGGTGTAGAGGGTGCAGGTGGTTTTAAAGGTAGTGGTAAAAAAAGAGGTCAGGGTAGTCCGTTTAAATTTACAAACAAACAACCACCTTTAAGTGCCATAATACCATGGATAAAATTAAAAGGTATAAAAGGTAGAGATAAAAAAGGTAGATTTATAACAGACAAAAGTTTAGGTTTTTTAATAGCAAGAAGTATAAAACAAAAAGGTTTAGAACGAACAAGATTTATAAGTAAACCCTATGACGATATGATAGACGATTTAAAACAAGATTTAACTACAGCTATGGCAGAAGATATTGATAACTCATTAACAATAGAAGAACAACCAAAATTGGAAATAAATTTAAGTAAATAATGGCAACAACAATAGAACAAAAACCAAACTTATTAAGTGCGGTAAATACACCGCTTATATATATGCTAAAAGAAAGTACTCCATCAATATATAATGGTTTTAAATTTAGATATGTTTTAAAAGTACAAGTGAATGGTACTGAAATAGCTGTTCTTAAAGTACATAAAAATCAACAAAACATAGGCATATTTAACATTAGCCATATACTAAAAACATATTTAGATACACAATTAACAAATACAAACAGTACAGCATATAGTGTACATACATTAGGAGTACAACAAACCAATAAACCATTTGGACAAAACGACAATCAATTAATTACAGTAAGAGTAGATGCTTTTCACGAAGTTGCTTCTTCTGCAACTACTTCACCTGTTTTAGCACCTTCTTCTGGACAAGATAATGCAACAAATTACGTAATACCAGCTACTACACCATTTGAAAAAACAGCTTCTAATGTAGGTGGTTTAGATATTAATGGAACTAACTTTCCTTTAACTTTTTATATGAATAGCACAAGTGCACCTGACACTCATTCATTTTTAACTAATGCACCCACAGTACAATTTGTAAGAGGTTCTTCAACAAGTGCAGACAATATAGATTTACAAACTATATGCTTTAAACAAGGAGATAGTAGTGATGGTATACTAAATCAAGGAGCAAAAATAGAACAAATAGCAATTCAATATTTAGATAGTTCAGGTAACTTAATAACAGGTACAGGAGGACAAGATGTAGAATTTTTTGCAAACACAACTACAAATGGTGGAGCAAATGCTGCACAAAGTACAAGTGTAGATAAAGCCATATTGTATTTTGGTTGTGGCACTAAAAACTTAGAAGAACAAATTAGAAATGCAGATGCACAACCTAGTAAATTTGCTAATTGGGCATACTATAGAATATTTGGTTGTACTTCTGCTGATATAGCAAATAGGTGTACACAATATTATAATTTTTATAGATATGGAGCAAGTAGAACAGGCATAGACGATAGACACCAAAGTTGCACAAGATATGACAATATTAGATTGGCATGGAGAAATAGATTAGGTGCATGGGATTATATGAACTTTAGAGGAAAGTCAATAGAAAGTTTAGACATAAAGTCAGAAGAAATGGAAAGAGTAGTAGGTAATTGGGATATAGCAAGTGATACAGTAGATTTTAATTACAATAATTGGGATAGGGGTAGAGAAACACTTTTTACAAAAGCACAAAAAAAATTAGTTATAAATTCTGATTATTTAAATGAAGAAGAAGCAGTGTGGCTACAAGAATTATTTACATCAGTAAACGTGCATATATTAGATGACAATGGTATAGAGTTTCCTGTTATAATAACTAATAAAAGTTATACAAAAAAAACAAGTGTAAACGATAAAATAAAAATACAATACACTATAAATTTAGAACACGCAAACACAGAAAGAACAAATAGTTAATGAAAGTAAGATTAGTAGCATATCGTCGAGAAAACACAGGTTCTGACACTTATGATTTAGACCAATTTGAACTTGATTTACAAAAAGAACCTAATGTGGTGGTAAATTATAATTGGTTAGATTTAAAAAACCCTTCGCAAAGAAAATCTAGTTATTCACAAACTTTAAAATTACCTTTTTCAAATGCTAATAATAAATTCTTTGAAAATTATTTCGATGTTAATTTAGATACTTTAGTTTATAATGCTAAGTTTAAATTTCCTGCTGTTTTATATATAGATAGTATTCCACAATTAAAAGGTTTTATACAATTAAAATCTATATACTTAAATGCAAGATTGTACGAAGTAGTTATATTTGGAGATACAGCAGATTTTTTTACTGATATAAAAGATAAACAATTAAAAGACACTTTTACTGAAACAGATATTAACAATCCTGATTTAAACTTACAGAATTTAGCTTATGACCATAAACTTACTTTAGCAAATGTATTAGCTAGTTGGACAACAGGATTAACAAATATTTTAGGTGGAACAACTAATGATGTTATGTACCCTGTATTCGACTATGGACATACATTTAATCCTTATTCAACTGCAATGTTTTGGAATCCTAGTGATTGGTCTAGTGATGTAAATGAATTAGGTCAAGTCAATGGAGTTGCAGCTATGAATTACTATGGATTAGTTAAAATAGGTAATTTAAAACCTGCATTTAGAATACAAAGATTATTTTATTTAATTGCTGCAAAAGCAGGTTATCAAATAAAAAGTACATTTTTAGGTATAGACGGTGATACAATTACTGATACAAATTTTTTCAGTAGAATATTTATGACACTATCTACAGAAAATCAAAAAGTACAAACTTTATTTAATGTTAGTGCAGGTAGTGAAGCTCCTTTTATTGGTTTTGAAGCTAATATGACTGCAACACAAGCTGAAACAATAACTATAGCAAATAATTTAGATGCAGATAGTTGTTTTATACAAAATGTAATTGTAAACAATGAGGTTTACGATCCTAACAATTTATTTGTTGCAACTACATTAACAGCAATTTCAGTAATGGGTTCACCAGCAGTAACTATAAATTGCCCTAGTATTCAGTTTCCAGCAGATGATGGTGTAGAAACTTTACTACCTACAGGAACAATGCAAGTTGAAACAACTTTAGAATTAACATTACCTCCACAAACTAATACTTCTTCTAATTATAATGCTCAATTAACTTGTAGGTGGTATTCTCAAACAGAAATAGATAATTTAAATTGGGGTGGGTATGCTCAAAATGTTACAAATGCACCTTATCAAAGTCAAGACCAAATTACAGTAACTCCTAATTCTACTTTAGAATATACATTTACTAATAATATTACACCTATACCAGGAGAAATTTATTTTTGTGTTTTTACTTTACAAGATTTAAGTTTAGGAGCAGGCAATACAGTTGCAGCCACAATACAAAATTGTACTGTTAGAACTTTACAAACTGACGAAATAGGTTTAATGGGTGGTGGTGAAAATGGTACTGTACAAATGATACATAATATGCCTAATATATCACAAGCTGATTTTGTTAAAGATATTCTTAATAAGTTTAATTTAATTGTTAAAACTAACCCAGAGAATGAAAAACAACTAATAATAGAACCTTATCAAGATTTTATAACACAAGGCTCTGTTAACTATTGGACAGATAAATTAGATTTATCAAAAGAACAAGTTATAAAAACTACTAATGAAATGCAATCTAAGTTTTTAGAATTTGGAGATTTAGAAGATGAAGATATATTCAATCAAAGATATAATAGTGCATACAATATAGTATATGGAACATATAAAGAAAAAAGAGATAATGATTTTTCTAAAGAAGAATTTAGAAACTTTTCTGTAATGTCACCACTAATAGCACAAGGTATTTCATTATGGGATAACAATGGTATTGGAACACCTATGCCACAGGCAAATATTGCAACAGCTTATTTATTTAAATCTGACATTAATGAACCTGGAGTACCATTAGAAAGTCAAAAACCTAAAATATTTTATTATAGTGGAACACCTGTTGATGTAACAGGAGGTAATCCAAGTGAAGGTGGTTCAACTTATGCTTTTCATTTATACTCTAATCATTATTTACAAAACAATGATGCATTAAGTACAAATAATAAATTTCCATTATGCACACAATATAATTTAGATAATTTAAACACAGGGGTAACAGCAAGTACAAAAATACTACATTGGACTTATTATAATCCAACATTTAATTCAGGCTTTTGTTTTAATTATTTTGGTAATGTATATTCTGAACACGGTTTTTATTACGACTATTGGGTACAATATATAAACGAAATATATTCAGATGAAGCACGAATTATGGAATGTTATGTGAATCTATCACCTTCTGATATAGAAACTTTTGCAGGAAATGGCTTTCAAAATACTTATTTTATAAAAAATTGTTTATGGAGGGTTATAAGTATTGATAATTATTTAGTAGGTGGTGATAAATCTACAAAAGTTACACTATTGAAAGTAATAGAAAAACTACCTTCTACTTGTGATGCAACACCAACGATTAATCCTAACACAGGTTTAATGACGTGGACAGATAATGGAACAGGAGCAGCAACAACTATTACAAATGAATGTTGTGAAGAGCAAAACGAAAATTGGACTTTTGTGCAACAAAATACTACAACAGGTGTAGGTCAATGTTATGCAACAGGGGGTAACGGTACTACAACTACAACAAATGTTGATTTTAGTGATTTTGATTTTGGTGGTGCTAGTCCTTTACCTGCATTAATGCCAAATATAACAAGTAATAACTTATTACAAAGTAGTACAGGTTATGCACAAACAATGAATTTTGTTTTAGAAGCTACAACAAATGGAACTGCAACTACAACATTTAATTATGGAGGCATAACAAAAAAAATATTACAAGTTAAATTCTTGACTATCAGCTTTATTAAAATACAATTATTAGGTACAGTTAAAAATGGTATTAATTTTCAGAAAGCAGGTTATTTTGAATATGATACAATTATAGGATTAAGTTATGGTGGTTTAAAAAATATAGGTGGTACTACATTAACAAAAACAAATAAAGATGCAGCATTTACAACCCCTACGTTAGATATAACTACAACAGATGCTAATGGATATTGGCAACCTACAATTACTGGTGGTGCAGCAAATGAAGTTTGTAATTGGATATGTAAAGTTAGTGTTATAAGTAAATCCCAACATTTATTTAATGCATCAAGCACAAGGGCAATATATCAAAACGCAGAAAATATATTATTTCAAGATTTAGATTATTTATTATGGAATTAGAAAAATACATACAAGAAGTAGGTAAACTAATGCCTATATCAATAAATCTACTTACTGATTTACAAGCGTCAGGTAGTAAGTATGATTTTGCTACAGGATTACAAGAGTACCCTACAACATTTAAAGAACTATTTAATAAAATAAAATTATGGCAGAAAAAGTAACAATAGAAGTAGAGGCAGATATAAAAGGTGCTATAGATAGCATTGGAAAAATAGAAGAGGGTGTTAAAGATATAGGGCAAACTGCAAAAAAACAAAAAGGTGCAATAGAGGGTTTAGCTAAAGGTTTTAGGGGTGTAGGACTTGCTATGAAAGCAATAGGTATAGGAATAGTTTTAAAACTTGTAGACCAATTAGGTCAAGCTATGATGAAAAACCAAGAAATAGCTGACACAGTATCAACTGCATTTAATATGGTTGGTTTAGTATTTAATAAAATTATTAGAACAGTAAAAACAGTATTTGATAGAATTACAGGACTAACTGATAACTTTGACGCTTTAGGTAGAATAATGTCAAACTTAATGACATTAGCAATAACACCACTAAAATTAGCTTTTAATAGTGTAGCGTTAGTAATTAAAGAAGTACAGTTAGCTTGGGAGAAATCCTGGTTAGGTAAAGGTGACCAACAAAGAATAGCAGAACTAACAGCACAAATTACAGGATATAAAGAAGAAATAAGAATAGCAGGAGAAGAGGCTATAAAAGCAGGTCAAGGTATTATAGTTGATTTTAGAGAAGGTATTAATGAAATAACTAACATGGGTAAAGTAGTTGTTGAAGAGTTTAACAATACTTTTAAAGGTGTTACAGTTAGTAGTTTAAAAGATCAAGCTGAAGCAATAACACAAGCTACAAATAATTTAAGTTTGTTAGAAGCTAAACACGAAAAAATAATAAAAGAATTTGAAATACAAGCAGAAGTACAAAGAAAAATAAGAGACGATGTTAGTAACAGCATACAAGATAGAATAAAAGCTAATGATAAACTATTAGAAATATCAAAAGAACAAGCAGACGCAGAAATAAAAGCCCTAAAGGAACAACAAGGAGCTTTATCTGCACAATTAGCTATAGAAGTTGACAATGTAGAAATTAAAGCACAAATAGAAAGGTTAAATAATGCAATATTAGAAACAGAATTTAGAAAGACACAATTAGAAAAAGAAAGTGGTGAGCAAAAAAATGCCTTATTAGCAGAAGAAAGAGCTAATAAACAAGAGTTAGCTAAAATAGGTGTAGACGAAGTAGAAAGACAAAAAAAAGAATTTGAAAATGAAAGAGATAGATTAGTTAAAATGGCAGAACTGACTATATCTAACGAAGAAGAAAGAAATGCAAAGATTTTGCAAATTAAAGAAGAGTTTAATGCTAAAATAAATAAAATAGACGCTGACGAAAAAGATAAACAAGACGCAATAGATAAACAAGAATTAGCTGATAAAATAGCTTTAGAAGACGCTAAAAGACAAGCAATACAAAGTGGTTTGTCTGGTATAGGAGCATTAGTAGGTGAAAGTAGTAAGGCAGGTAAGGCAATAGCTGTAGCAAATGCAACAATAGATACTTTTGCAGGAGCAAATAAAGCTATAGCACAAGGAGGTATAGTAGGTATAGCTAGTGCAGTAGGAATTATAGCTACAGGTTTAGCAAATGTTAGAAGTATATTACAAACAGATATACCAGGTGAAAGTGGTGGGGGTACAGCACCTGCTACACCAGAAGTAGTAGATAATACTGTACCTGTAGCACCAACATTTGGAGCAATAACAGCAGACGCACCACCTGTACAAGCCTTTGTAGTAGAAAGTGATGTTAGTAGTAGTCAGGCTTTACAGAACGATTTAAATTTACAAGCTACGTTATAAACAATTTTAAACAATTTATATTTATAAGTATGAGCAAAGAAAAACTAAAAAAAGTAGAACTAATTATTGATGAACAAGAAGAAAGGTTTGGTGTAGAGGCTATAAGTTTAGTAGAGTTTCCTGCTATAGAAGAAAATTGGGTATTTTTTAATAAAGATCAATTTTTAACATTAGCTAAATTAGACGAAGAGCAAAAAACTTTAGTAGGAGCTGTATTAATACCTAATAAAGAAATACCTAGATACGACCAGGAAAAAGACGAAAAATATATTGTGTTTTTTACAGAAGATACTATAAAACAAGCACAAGAATTGTTTATGTCAAGTTTAAGAAACAATAACGCTACTTATGAGCATAAAGTACCAGTAGAGGGTATGACAGTTGTAGAATCTTGGATTAAAGAAGATAAAAAAAATGATAAATCTAATTCTTATGGTTTTAATAAATTACCTGTAGGTACTTGGTTTGTAAAAATGAAAGTAAACAATGATGAAATTTGGGATAGTGTAAAAGAGGGTAAAGTAAGAGGTTTTAGTATTGAGGGTTATTTTACAGACAAGTTAATAGAAGCGTCAAAGCCTAAAGATATTATAGATTTAGCAGAAGAATGTACGGATTGCCCTGATGAGGTTACACTAGGAAAAATTAAAGATATTATACTTGAAAATGAATTATCTGTTGTAGGAACTTTAGACGGTGAACCTTTGTTTGCTACTAAAGAAGAAGCTGAAATATATGCAGAAATGTTTAAAGGTTGTAAAGGTTTTCATACTCATAGAGTAAACGGAGTAGTACGATATATGGCTTGTGAAACTCACGAAGATAGTACAAAGGTAGAATACAAAGAAAATGAGTTAGGTAAAAAACGTAAAAAGTATAAGAAAAAATATAAATATGTAGAGTATGCTGACTTTGTTAATAATCAAGCATTAGCAAAGTACCCTTTTGAACAATGTTTAAGAGATATGGTTAAGCAATATGGTAATAAACAAACTGCTGTAAAAGTATGTTCTGCTATAAAAAATAGGACAGTAAAACGCTGAGCCTGTGAACAATAATTTAAGTTTAATATTTATAAAAAAAAGATAACAATGACTACAATAGAAAAAATCAAAAACCTCTTATTATCAAAAGAGGAAAGCAAAGAAGTAAAAATGTATGCTGAAATGATTTTAGATGACGGTAGAGTATTAGCAACCGAAGATGACCAGTTTATGATTGGTTCTACTGTAATGGTTGTTGGTGATGACGGTGAAACTTCACCATTAGGTGCAGGTTCTTATACTATGTCTGACGGAATGAAATTAACTATAGATGAAAATTCTAAAATACTTGACATGGGAGAAGATAAAGACGCAGAAGCAGTAGAAAACGAAGAGGAAAAAGAAGAGATGAAAGAAGAAGAAAAAGAAATGGAAGAAATAGACGAAGAAAAACTATCTAAAGCTATATTTGACCATACACCTGACCATGTAGACGAAGACAAAGCTAGAGAAATGGCTAAGAAAGTTAAAGAAATGGCTTATGGTGATAAAGAAGAAATGTCAGAAGAAGTAGAAGAAGAAGTACAAGAGGAAATTAAAGAAGAAGAAAAAGAAGAAGAAATGGTAGAAATGTCTAAAGATATGATTTCTTCATTAGTAGAAGAAGTGGAGGAGCTAAAATCACAAATTATAGAACTAGAAAAAACACCAGGATCAGATGGTTTTACTCATAACCCTGAAGTATATAATAAATCTGAAAAAGAAGATTTGTCAAAAATGTCTGTTTCACAAAGAGCAGCATATTACATTAATAATAAATAAATAAATAACAAAAATGAAAAAGTACAATTTATCAAAAGATTATCAATTTGACATTGATGCTTCAGCATATACATCGTATGCTGGTAAATTAGCATTGCCTTATGTAACTGCTGCTGTTAAAACACCTGATACAATAGCAAATGGGTATGTAAGAGTAATTGATGGTCTTAACAAATCAGGTAGAATTACAAATGTAGGTATAACAGATCCAGTTCAATCAGCAAGTGGCTGTAGTTTTCAAGATGGTTCTAACTCATCACTAACTGAGCAAGTAGTTACATTAACTGATATGAAAGTTAATGAGGAAATTTGTAGAGGAACTATATTTCCTACATGGATTGGAGAAAATATGGATAGAAATGGTAACTTACCAGGAACTTTTCAAGATTTCTTATTACAAACAATTGCTGCTAAAGCTGCATCACATATTGAAAATATTATTTGGAAAGGCTCTGGCGATCCTGCATTAGTTGGTTTTCAATCAGATGATGGTTCTTTAGATGATACAGGGATTAATGCATCTGCAATGAAAAGTTTCCACGAAGTAGATTTCTCTGCAGGAGCAATAGACACTTCTAACGTAATATCAAGATTGAATGAAGTTTTAGACAAAGTAAATGCAAGTACAAATATTATCAACGCACCAGGCTTTGGTTTTTATATGAATAGAAAAACTTACTCTATTTATGCACAGGCTTTAGCTGCAGCAACTACTTTCCAACAATTAGGTGCAGCAGGTAACTTTACTTCATTAACATTTATGGGATTTCCTATTTATGTTTGTCCAGGAATGTTCAACGATACTATTGTTGCTACATATCCTGAAAATTTAGTTGTAGGTACTAACTTACTAACTGACTATACTGAGGCTAATGTAATTCCAACATTCCAATATGACGGTTCTGACAATGTTAGAGTTGTTATGAGGTTTGCAATGGGAGTACAAACAGCAGTTGCAGATGATGGTGTATTTGGAACTAATGCACATGCATAATTGAATTAAATTAAGGGGTATGAAATACTACCCCTTTTTTTTAGTATTAATAATATAAAATAAATAACATGGCTTGTAATTTAACAAAAGGTTTATTAGTAGATTGTAAAGACCAAATAGGTGGTTTAAAGCGTATATACTTTGTTAAGTCATATTGTTCAGACATTAGAGCTAATGCTGTTTTTGACGGTACAGATACTAATGTTATAGATACTGCAAATTTTGCTAATTGGGATATACAAAGTGGTGGAGCTGTAACAGTATTTCAATATGATTTAAGACCAAACTTATCCTCTATGACAGTAAACTTTACTAGCGATCCTGCAACAGGTACTACATTTTTTGAACAAACGTTATCTATTTCTATGCAAAAATTAAGTGTTGCACAATCAAACGAACTTAAACTAATTTCTTACAATAGAAGTCAAGTTTTTGTTCTTGATAACAACGATAACTTATTTTTGTTAGGTATGGATAATGGTATGGACGTAAGTGCTGGTACTGCTGTTAGTGGTGATGCTAAAGGAAGTATGACAGGGTTTACTTTAGAACTAAGAGGTGAGGAAAAAGAACCATTAATTTGGATAAATGCTACAGCAGGAGTTGGCACAGGTGGAACACCTACAGCTAAATATCCGTTTGACGGATTAACTGACGAAGCAAATTTAACTATCACTACTGGATAATTAATAAATCGTTACTCAATTTAAAAGAGGGTTATCTATTTGGTAACCCTTTTTTATTAACTAAACTTTACAATTATTATAATTATATAAAAAAACTTTTATAAAATATACAAGTTGTGAACAATATAATGACTTTTATATTTATAATTGTAATAGTGTTATTTAGGTAAAGCCACGCACGTAAACGCCCTGTTTTACCTACACTATTACTTAATAAAAATAAACTATATTATGGCTTGGAAAGTAAAAGACGAATACAAAGACTACAAACCCTTAAATATGAACTTATCATTTGGTGAGCTTAAGCCTCATCAAGTAAATAATTTAAGTGAAGAAGTAAAGAAAAAATATTTTACAAACACAACTAAATCAAAAAAGAAAAAAAAAGTAGTAGAAGATGATTTAGATTTTATAGGTGGTCACAATGAGTAAAACAAAAGGTATAATGGTAGATATAGATTTACTAAAGGAGTTTAATATAAAATACGAAAAAGCAGAAACAATAGAAGATAAATTAAAGCTAGAAAAAGAATATTTAAAACAAATTTATAAATATGGGAGTATATAATTTTAATTGGGACTCTTCACTTGGTGTTGTTTCTCTATATCCTATTGTTTTTAGAGAAAATATTAGCAGTAATGTTGATCCTACATTAATTGATAATGGTGTAGCAGGTTCAGGCAAAAAAACTTTACTAGGTTTAGCAAGAGGTAGAAAAACTAATTTTATTAGAGCCTTTTCTTTTCAATCTACTATAGACAATGCTACTTATCAACCTACATATACTCATAACGATAGATATTGGGAGTTTAGGGTACAATTATGGTATCCTACAACTACTAATATAAGTATTGCTGACATAGGAAATAACAGAGTTTTAGGTAATTTTGTTGCTCCTGTTGGTGAAACTTATGATATTACAATGTATTATGGTGAAAGAGATTTAAGACTTTCTACTAAAACATTAATACCTAATGTAAATATAGTTTTAAATGTAACAGTAGACCAAGCTTATCAAAATTTAGAAGCAAATAATCCCTTATCTTATTACACACAATATACAAATAATGACCAAGTACCTTTATTAACAGCAGGTTTTTGCAATACTAGACAAAACATACAGGGTTTACCTGCTTCTAACGCTGAAACAGCAACACCATGTGATAATATAGTAGATATTAATCAAGATGTACAATACGGTGTACAAACTTGGACTCCAACATACGAATTATAATGAAGAAAAAAGACAATATATCAGTAATACATTTAGCAGAATATAACCTGCCTACTATTACAGAAACTAATAACAAAGACTATATACAATTTGGTTCTGATAATTTATACCCTCAATATTTATTAGAATTATACAATGGTAGTAGTATAAACAACGCAATTATAAAAGGTGTTAGTAGTATGATATATGGTGAGGGTTTAGACGCTACAGATAGACAAGAAAGTGACGCTAAAAAAGAAAGTTGGTTAGCTTTAAGTAGTCTGTTACACAATTCACCAAAAGATACTTTAAAATGTTTAGCATTTGACCTTAAATTATTTGGTATGTGCTATGTAAACACAATATGGAATAGACCAAGAACAAAAATAGTAGAAGTTAGACACATACCTGCACAATATATAAGAAGCGGTAAAGCTGACGCTTATGGTAAAGTAAATGAATATTACTATAGTGCAGATTGGGAAAACACAAGAAAGCACAAGCCTAGGTACTATAAAGCATTTGACTTAAAAGATAGGTCAGACGCTAACCAAGTATTATGTATAAAAGATTACTCTCCTGGTTCTTATTATTATGCTACTCCTGACTATCAGGGTTCTACTAGCTACATACAATTAGATATGGAAATAGCACAATTTCATTTATCTAATATAAAATCAGGTATGTTTCCTAGCATGGCTATTAATATGGCTAACGGAATACCTACAAGAGAAGAAAGAAGAACTATAGAACGTCAAATAAATGCAAAGTTTGGTGGTTCAGGTAATGCAGGTAAAATACTATTAACGTTTAATGACGGTAAAGATACTGCTCCTGAAATAGTACCGATAAATGCTAATGACAATTCTGATAGTTACCAATTTTTATCACAAGAAACTACAAGAAAAGTTTTAACAGGACATAGAGTTACAAGTCCTTTATTATTTGGTGTAAAAGGTGACGGTAGTGGCTTTGGAAATAATGCAGATGAACTAAGAGATAGTTACAGCTTATTTAACAATACAGTTATAAAACCATTTCAAAATACGCTTTTAGAGGGTTTAGAGCCAATATTTCACGCTAACGGTATAGACCTTGATTTATATTTCAAAACGCTTAAACCAGCTGATTTTATTGACATTAGTAATGTTGGTAAATTAGACGAAGATGAACAAGAGAAAGAGGGAATAGATACAGGCAATAATGAGCCAATAAAAAAAGAATTTAAATCATTAGAAGATATAGACACTAAACCTACTAAAGGTATGGTAGAAGAAGCAAAAATGGGTTTAGAAATGCGTAAAGAACATGGCAGAGGTGGAACTATGGTTGCTGTAGCTCGTGCTAGGTCAATAGTTAACGGACAAAATTTAAGTTTAGACACGATTAAGAGAATGAATAGTTTTTTTGCAAGGCATGAAGTAGATAAAAAAGCAGAGGGTTTTAGTCCAGGTGAAGAGGGCTATCCGTCAGCAGGTAGAATAGCTTGGGCATTGTGGGGTGGTGACGCAGGGCAAAGTTGGGCAAAAAAAAAAGTCCAAGAAATAGAAAACGTTGAAGAATTAACTGAACTATCTGACGAAAGTTACAATAGTATAATAGAAAATTTAGAAGGTCAAAAAATAAATAGCGAAGAATGGGAAATTGTAGAAGAAAGAGATTATGGTAGTGATGAAAGCTATGAAGATTGGGCAAATAGATTGATACAAAAAAAAGAGAATTTTGCAGTAAATGAAATAAAATCTAATGAGGACAAGTTTAGTTATTTAGACAAGTCTATATATAGAGTTAGGTTTAAGTATGCAGTAGGATCGACAAAGGCTAAAAAAACAGGCAATAAATCTAGACCATTTTGTGAAAATATGATGAGGTTAAGTAGAGGTGGTTTTGTTTGGAGAATAGAAGATATTGATAAAGCAAGTCAAGCAGGAGTTAACAAACAATTAGGACATAAAGGTAGAAAGTACGATTTGTTTAAATTTAAGGGTGGTATATACTGTAGACATAAATGGAAAGAGATATTATATAGACTAAAAGCAGGAACAGAATTAAAAAACGGTCAAAGCTTAGACAATGACTATAATAAAGTTAATAGCATACCAAAAAGTTATGTTAGAAACCCTAGAGGAATAAAAGAAAGTAAAATAGCACCTGTAAATATGCCTAATCAAGGAGCATACCCAGGAGCAAAATAATTTAAAATATGGCAGTACAACATACATTATTTATAAGTACAAATAGACTAAAAAAAGATAGTGCTTTAGGTGGTTCAGTAGATGATAATTTACTATTACCATATATACTAATGGCACAAGATAGATATATATTACCTGTTTTAGGTACTGACTTGCAAGATAAATTAATTTCAGATATTCAGGGTGGTAGTTTAACTGGTAATTATTTAACGCTTTTACAAAAATATATACAACCTGCTTTAGTGCAGTTTGCTTTTGCTACTGTACTTCCGTTTTTGCGTTTAAGAATGGTTAATAATAGTATTGTAACAATGTCAAGTGAGCAGGGTGGTACTGTAAGCCATGACGAATTAAAACCTCTTATAAATGCTAGTATTGACCAAGGAGAATTTTATAGAAAAAGATTAATAGATTATTTAACAGGTAATACAGCTAATTTTCCAGAATATTCTACTAATCAAACTAATGAAGGTGATGTAGTACCAAATGCACAAACATATTATGCAGGATTAAATTTAGATACAGCACCTTTAAGCAATAAAACTAAATCTTTTTTAGAGGGTGCGGATATAACTATATGTTGTTAAAATGATAACTAAACAAAAAGTCAAAGAAAGACAAAAAAACATAACAAAATTAAAAACTTATTTAAAGAAAAATGGCAGGACAAAGACTAACAGACAAAACAGCACTTGCAGAAAACACAGCTAATGATGATAAATTAATGGTTGTAGACACGTCTGATACTACAGGTAGTAGTGCAGGTACAAGTAAAAAAATAGACTCTAAATACATTATACAAACTGATAAAATAGCAGTTTCTAACGCAGAACTACAAGCTATGGACAATTCAGGTAGTGCAGGTACTTTTAAACAATTAGTATCAGCTCCAGGTAGTGGTTATTTTATTTTACCTTTAAGTGTACAGATACATTGTACTTATGCTTCTACTACTGAAACATCTAATAATAATATGTTTGTTAGCTTTGATCCCACAGATAGTACAAATTATTGGGGGCAAGTAGGTAGAATAATGAGTAGCAGAACAACAAACTATGTTTATATGACGTTTTTTAGAACATCTAACTCACTTGCTTTATATGACGCTAGTATACAAAATTTACCTTTAAAATTATCTTCTAGTGGCAACTTTAATGGTGGTTGGTCTGCTAATGTTTATGTAACTTATCAAATAGTAAAGGCATAATGGAAACATCTAAATATATATACGCTTTACTAATAATTTGCATATTAGGATTAGGAACTTGTCAAGCACAGTTTTTTAAATACGCTACTTTTTATACGTCAATGAGTATGAATACTAGCATGGTAGAAGATGAAGATTTTAGAGCAATAAACAAAGGTTATGAAGAAACTACACAAATTAACCCATACGATTATAATTTTACTATTGGAATACGCAAAATTGCTAGGTTTGACTTTGAACAAAAAGTTAAAACTTGGTACTATGGTAATGAGCAAAGTGTTAGCGATTATACTACTATTGGTAATAATAATGGGTGGGAGTATTTACTTAATTACTCTTTTATCCGTCATAGGTCTGAAAAATTTACTAATCAGGATTTTTGGCTTAGATATTTAGGGCATAATGGAGTAACAAAAATACAAGTAAAAAATGACGAAGCTAGAGATTTACAATTTACATCATTTGACACTAGACACAGAATAAATAAGGGTAGGTGGGATTTTACTATTGGTGTAGTAGGTAGAAGTCACCCTGTTTATGGTTATAATCCTATAGCTGACACTTGGGAAAGTGGAGAACAAAGTTTTTTTGATTTAGCAGAAGATTTTGGTTATTCAAGTCAATTTGTTAACGGTAGATTTCATTGGTTTAAAAATGGTCAATTATTAGCAACGTCAAATGATGAGTTTTTTAAGCATTATTTTGGTTCAGCAATAGCAGAGTATAACAGAAACGAAATAAATGCGTTAGGTAACGTCTATGAGCTTTCTGCTGTGCTTGGAATATCTTACTATAAGTACAGTAATGACTTTTGGTTATTAAGTTGGTTAAATGTAATGCCTTATCACTACGGTTTAAATGAATATAGCTATGAATATGAGCAATTACCTATAGATTTAGATTTAGGTTTAGTAACTGGTTGGAAAATTACAAAGTCACTAGGAATATTTATAGAGGGTACTTATTTACGATATTGGGAAAAGCCAATATACGAGTGTAAATTAGGGTTTAATTATTTAATATTTTAGTTATGAAAAAGTTGTTATTAATATTTTTAGTATTTAGTTATGGAATTAGTCAGACAAATTGTGAATTATGCGTTGAGCAGGGAGGGTTTTATTGTGGTGATGATGAGTCTAATTGGACTCAATATAGCCCTAATGGGTGTGTACCTAATGGTTTAAATAATTTGTTTTATCTAAATGACGGTTGGCTTGATTGCGTAGACGGAGCAGATGAAGCAGACGCAGTTCCGACTACTTTAGCTGATTGTGATATATACAATATGAATGATACTATATTTATAACTGATACTTTGTACATAAATGTTATAGATACTTTGTATATAAACACAATAGATACCTTAACTATAACAGAATATTTAGATTGTATTACAGGTTTACCGTGTAATAATACAGGTATAATAGAGATACTAAAAAACTCTCAAAATAAAAATAAAATATATAACATTGAGGGTAAGGAAATTTATAGACGTAAAGGGTTATATATAGAAAATGGAAAAATAAATTTTAAATTAAAATAAATATGAAAGAAGTAATAAATAAAATTGTAAACAGTAGAAAATTTTGGTATGGTTTTTCTATACTAATGGTTATAATGTTTTCAGAAGATTTAGGAATAAGTGAAACTAAGATGAATAGTTTGCTAGTTGTTGGTGTGGCTTTAATTATAGGTCAGGGTTTAGCAGACAAATCTTGTAATATGAAAAGATAATGGCTGTAGAAGTTTCTGAATCAAGTAAATTTACTCTATCATTAAAAAGTATTATAGCTATAGTTGTATTAGTTAGTAGCTTTGTAGGACAATACTATGTTTTAAGTAATGAAATAGAACTAGCAAAACGATTACCAGAAAGTGAAATATCGCGATCTGAGTTAGATTTAAAGCTAGAATTAATTAGTAAAACGGTTATGTCAAACGCTGAAAAACTAAACAAAATGGAAAGCACAGTAGATAAGATAGAGGAAAGAGTTTACAAATTAAAATGAAATTTCTAAAATACATAGTATTATTGTTGGTAAGCGGATATTGTTTTAGTCAAGAAATTAGAGAGTCTAATGGAATATTAGTCGTAGAGTTTTACGCTGATTGGAATAAACATAATTCTTGTAAATATTTAGAACAACTAAAAGAGTGCAAAACTCTAAAAGTAAATATAGATAAAAAAAAGGATTTACAAGAAGAATATAATATAGAGGTCTTACCAACTTTAATACTTTTTAACAACTCAGTTGAAATATGCCGATTTAAAGGTAATTTATTATTTCAATTAAATGTTGAAAAGAAAGAAGTACAAGCTAAAATAGATAGTATAATAATAAGTAAATTTAAATAATGAATTTAACACGAAAACTTATAGAACAAACAGTAAAAGACAAAGGTTATAATTGGTTTGAAAAAGGTGATTATAATTTAAACATTGTAGGTGTTAGAAATAGTGCGACAGGAGATGAGGTTACTAATAAGTTTGATGATAAAATTACACTATCATATAAAGTAGACGGAGAGTGGAAGTTTTACAGTTTTGACGCTACTACCGATCCTGGTAGATATTGGGTAGAAAATATTATGCGTGTTGAGGGTGTAGCTTGTTTAAAGCCAGGACAATATAAGTCATATAAAATAGACAAACACAGAAAAACTTATGACGCCTTATGCCAAAGAATTTCAGAGGTCACGGTATATAGAGATAGTAACAGAGACGGTTGTTATGATTTAGACGATAACAATACACAAACAGGTTTTTTTGGTATAAACATACATAGAGCTACTGCAAGAGCAGGAAAGAAATCTACACAAGTAGATAAATGGTCAGCAGGGTGTCAAGTTATTGCAGATAATGACGATTGGTCAGAGTTTATATTTGCTTGTTATAAAGCAAGAGAAATTTGGGGTAACAAGTTTACATATACATTAATAAATAGTGAAGATATAAATGGGCATATTTAAAAAATTATTAGGTACTGATAAAGTTATAGACAGCGTAGGTGAAATTATAGACGGTGTTGTAACTAACAAAGAAGAAAAGCTTAACGCAAAAGCAAAAATAAAAGAAATAATGAACTCTTATAAAATAGAGTTAGAAAAAAATATTACTGCACGTTGGGAAGCAGACGCAAATGGTAATGTACTAACAAGATCCGTTAGACCACTTGTTTTAATATTTCTTATTGTCTGTACTATGTTACTTGTATTTATAGATAGTGGTTCTATAGCATTTGAAGTAGCAGATAAATGGACAGACTTACTACAACTTACATTAATAACGGTGATAGGAGCATACTTTGGTGGTAGAAGTGTGGAAAAACTTAAAAAAAATTAAAAAAGACTATAGACTTAGACTAACTAAAGCAGAACACGATTTAATAAAAGAAATGCGTGTATCTAATGGTGGTGTAGTAAATAATGTGCTTATTGTAGGTGATATTCATGCACCCTTTGAACTAAAATACAATAAATACTTAGAGTTTTGTTTGTCAAAATATGAGCAATTTGACTGCACAGAGGTTGTGATGATTGGTGATATTATCGATAACCATTATTCCTCATATTGGGAAACAAGCATAGACGCTGAACATACAGGTAAGCAAGAATTAGATGTAGCTATAAGTAGAATAGCAGATTGGTATAAAGCATTTCCAAAAGCAACTGTAATTATAGGAAACCACGATAGGATAATAATGCGTAAAGCACAAACATCAGCAATACCTAGCAAGTGGATAAAAAGCTACAAAGAAGTGTTAGAAGTACCTGGTTGGGAATTTGTAGAAAGATATGTAAAAGACGGAGTACAATATTTACATGGTGAGGGTGGTACAGCACGAACAAAATGCAGAGCAGATATGATGAACACAGTACAGGGGCATTTACATACACAAGCATATTGTGAGCATTATGTAGGTCAAAATTTTAGAGTGTTTGGTATGCAGGTAGGTTGTGGTATAGACCACGAAAGTTATGCTATGGCTTATGCTAAATACGGTAAAAAACCTGCTATAGGTTGTGGTGTTGTTTTAAACAATGGAAAGTTACCTATAAATCTACTAATGGAACTATAAAAAAATAAGGGCAAAAATACTACTATGTTATCCCTAATAGTATAATTACCCTTATTCCGAGTAGCAAAGTAATGAAAAAAAGCTACTCTAAAACAATACCTTTAAGTACCTCTCTTTCTCTTTCAAAATTTTCATAGTCTATAGCAGATTGTATTAAGTAATATCTTTTAAATTTTTTTACATCACCGTATATGTTTTTTCTGCTCATATAAAAACTTTCTATTCTATGTCCGTCTTGCTTAACGTCCCTTATAATTCCCTGTAAATCTAGAATCATAAGTTTTTGCATACATTCTAAAGTAGTTATACTAAAGTTATCTTGCAAGTATTTAATTAGTTGTTGTTTTTGGTTCATTGCTTAATTCTATTATTATGTTATAAAAATATTTGTAGTATTTATCAAAGTCTTTCTGTGCCTGATTAGTGTACTTAAAACTCCTAAATTCATCATAGTTGTTTATAGTATATTCTATGTTTAAGTCAGAATACTTTTTATCTACTTTATTATGTGCTAATGCTATTGCTAAAGTATCAGCGTCTATAGTTATGTTCATAGTTTAAGTATTTATTTGATGTGCTAAATCATTTACTAATTCTGGATAATTGTCTGTTATTTGTTCTAATTCTTTACGATTTAAAGCAGAACCGTCTACAAATGTTGCAAAACAAACATAAGCGTCACAATATTCTGGAAAATCCCAAGAATATACACCGTCAATTTTTATAGTATCTAAATTAACCTTTTTATTATTTATTATTATTTCCATTATTTATATCCTTTATTATTTGCGTATTGACATACATATAATGTTAATGCAAATGTTGTTAAAATTATTAAGTCCATGTTATATGTTTTTTATAATTAAACCTTGTACTGCATACCATTGACTTTGTAACTCCAATATTCTATTTTGTATGTTAGAATAAATAGCATAATTATCAACGTATAATTTTTGTTCTTCTTCTAACTCTTTTATTCTATTGTCTAAAATAGTTTTGTATTCTTCTAATAGTGTTATATCTTTTTTCATTACTTATTTTTTTAATTATTAATACAATATTCTAACAATGCTATCATATAAAATTGTTTATCTGATGTTTGTTCTTCTTGTTTCCAAGATATATAATCAATTGCGTCTTCTAGTTCTTCAGTTCTTTTTCTTGTTTTATCAATTCTTGATAAAAAATAATTAATTAAAGTATGAGTATAGTATTTTTCATCTGTTGATAATTCATCTATAAATCCATGAGTCAAAAAAAAGTTTACTGACTCTTTACAAAGTTTTACATTTTTATTTCTTTCTTTTAATTTATTTCTTTTTGTATTTATATTATTTGTTTTCATTACTTATTGTTTTTGTTTACACAAATATATGTAAAATAAATTTAATAAAACAAATAAATAATTTATACTTTGTTAACAATAGCTTTGTTAATATCTTTTTATTTTTGTAAAGATATTTTAACTATCTTGCATAAAATTTATTTTTTATGAAATTTACACAATTTAAAAAGCAGGAAGATGTAAGAGATACATTGATCCTTGAAATGATGAAAAATAAAGTTAGAAAAAATCATTTAGCAAAAGAATTAGGTTTGTCTTATCCAACTATGTTGGCAAAATTAGATAGTCCTTTTAGCTTTAAGGTTAGTGAGCTTTTACTACTTTGTGAAATAGTCAAACTTGATATTAACGATTTATTAATTAAATACTAAAAAAATGGAAACTAAAAAATCTAAAATTACAGAACTTAATTTACAAAACGAAAAATTTAACGATATGTATATTTTTACTATTGTCTTTGAAAACGGTGATATTGGTAAATTATATAAAAAGAAAGATAAAACTTTTGAGCAAGTAGGTGATACAGTAGAATACACGATTACAGAAAAAGGTACTGTTAAAATTGCTTTTAAAGGTGATACATCTTTTAGTAAAAAGTCACCTAATTATTCTAACAGTAGTAATGACGCAAAAGAAGACATAAGGTTTAGCGTAGCTTTCAAAGGTGCTATAGATTTAGCTAGTGCAGGTAAAATAGGCATAGATGAAGTAGAAAAATTTACTATTATGTATGATGAATTTTTAAAAGACAAAAAGTCTGTAGAAATACCTTTTTAACTATTGTGTGTTAATAACTAATAATTTAATTTTATAAAATGTAAAATATTTTTATATAAATTAGGCACAATGAAAAAATCAATACTAGCTTCTACACCTTTTTTAATTTTAAACAAATGTCTTCTT